GATGGATTAATTAATATTGGCAATCACATGAAAGATGTTGAGTCTACAGCTAAGATAATTTTAGAGAAAAAAATAAGTTTGGTTATAACTGTTGATACTATGATGGCTCATTTAGCATTAAGTATGGGAATTGAAACTTGGTTGTTGTTGTCTAAAAAATCTGATTGGAGATGGGGTTTAAAAAATAAAAGTAAGTGGTATGAAAACAATTTAAAAATATTTAGACAAACAAAGTTAGATGAATGGGATGATGTTTTAAATAAAGTAGAGGAATGCTTGAGTAAACATTCCTCTACTAAAAAATTAAAAATTAGGACTTAACTTTTTTAGTTTTTGAAACAACTTTTTCTTTTGGCAAAATAATATCAGCAGAGCGATTATATTCATTTGCCCTAGCATTACAAGCTGAAACAATTGCTTGAGTTGTAGCAAACAAGGTGCAATCACTACCAATTCGTCTTAGTTTAGTGGCTGCAAAGCCATTTAACAAAGCGGTTGCTTCGTAATATGTCTTGCCCTTAACTATTTTTTTGCTAACCTTAAATGTTACAGGGGAACGATTTGAGGTTGCAGTACTGCCAGTCTTACAAACAATAGCCATTTTAGATACTCCTTAAAAGAAACTGTTAATTTATTATAACCATTTTTAAGTTTTTAAAAAATTAAACACAGTTAAATTTATTAATTTTCTTCTATTTACATTGCAATTAAACATTGGCATTAATATTCTTTTGCTAAAAGGTCTTTTTCTTTTTTCTGAGTATAAATCAAATGCATTTAAATATTTTTTTTTAAAGTCAAATACTTTAATTTTTCTAATGTTAAAAATTTTATAAATTTTTTCAAGAAATATATCAAAGTATTGATGGGCTTTGTTGATTTCATTTTCTCTTGTTAATTTTATTAGAAAATTTAAGCTATAGGGGTTGAAGAAAATATTTTTGAATTCATTAGGCAGTAATGACATATTTATAATTAATGATTCCTTGTCTTTTTTAGAATTTAATAAAAGTGGTTTAAACGAAACTACTAGAGTGTTTTTTGACTTTAATTTGTGGTTTGTACAAAATATACATTTTTTTAAATTGTTATTGTGCCATGTTTCGCAAACAGGACATAGATGTTTTGAAAATTTACTTAAATTTTCCAATTCTAATATTTCAGGAGTTAAAATTGTTTTTTCTTGCATACATATATTAAATTGTTGTTCTGTTTTAATAGAGGGTAAATGCTAAATTTTTCAGATTGGGCAAAACAAGAAAATCTTAATTTGCCAACAGTTTCAGAAGAACATATGCGAAATTATGGCAAATGCACTTATCCAGCTAATACTAAGCAATTGGATATAGAATATCCACCTTTGGCTTTAGCAGCACATAATCCTGATATTTTAGCAAAAATGAATCAGGGAAATTGTAAGAGCACAGGACATAAAAAACACAAAAAACACAAAAGGCACAGAAAAGGATAAAATAATGTTAAATTTTAATGATTGGGTTAAAGAAAATTACAATGAAGATAACTTCAAAGAAAATGCTACAAAAAGAGCAGGAACAAAATCTTGGGCATATCCTACTGGTTATGTAAGAAGTCAATATCCAAGTAACTATTTCCCACCATATTCTGCAACAGCAGCATACAATATGAAGGATAAGACTCAGGCTAGTGTTGATTCTGAAATAGGCAAGGTAAGTTACAAAAACTTTAATTCTACCGAAGCTTAATTAAAATTTATTTTAAATTTATTTGAAAAATCCCTGCTTTAAAGTAGGGATTTTTTATTTAATCTATATCTTCCCAATTATTTTCTTCATCATCATCCTCGTCATCTTCATCGTCTAAATGTTCTACAATTGTGTTTTTAAGTCTCATTTTGTAGTCATATTCTACAAGACTGAAATTTTTCTTTTTCTTAATATCACAAGTTTCCCAATATCCCCATTGCAAGTCATTTTGAGGGTTTTGAACAAGTAATCCTAGTTTAGCATATTTTAAAATAATTTTTTCAACTACGACTTCTTTTATTTTTAATTCTTTGGACATTCCTGTCACCGATCTAAATTTCCATTTCTTATCTCTGGTTAGAGATTTGAAAATTTTTTCTTCTATTTCGCCTTCTTTAGTTCCCTTGGGGAAAATATCATACCAGTTTTTCATAAATTATTCTCCAATAGTATCTATTATATCATATGAACAGAAGACCAAAAATTCAAAAATTGAGCAAAACAGACAAAATGCTTTTAAATAAGCAGCAAAAAGAAAACGCTTTCAAAGGATCTGGAATATATGTTTTTGAAAACAACATAAATGCTGATCTGATGTTGCCAAAGGCAACATTGGGCAATCAGAAAATTATCCCTCCAAAGGGGAAATTTAGAGGTGATTCGTTCTTTTTATCTATGGTTAAAACTAATACTTTGAAGCTAATTGAAGTCATTCAATCTGAAGAAGATGTTTTAAAAATTGCAAATGAAAGTATAAATAAAGAAGGAGATAATATGAATAATAAGCTTTTATTAGATCAACCAGCAATAATTACAGACAAAGGAACAGTAGAACATGTTCAAGTTGTAAGTATTCCTAATAGTAAAAATGAAAATTTAAATATTGGGGAAAAAGAAGAAAATAAAAATATTCTTTTGGTTGAAGATCCTATTGGAAGTATCGAATTAATTAATGATTAAAATTGTGATTTTTAATATTAATAAAACTATTTATAAACTTCCTGTAAAAGGGAAGTTTATTTTTTAATCTATTGTGTAAATTATAATCTTTGCAATTATCAAGTTTAACCCATTTATACTTTACATGTTCATCGCTTATTTCACAATCGAAAACTTTATCAATTAAACATATAAATGTAGTAAAGTTTTTATCATTATTTAAATCGGGAAATTTACCGATACACTTTTTTTTATCAGCATTAAACTTAGTTTCTTCAAAAGTTTCTCTATGTGCATTTTCCCAAGGTGATTCGTCATTTTCTTTTTTACCACCAGGAATACTCCAAATTCCTTTTGCATCTTTTAAAATTAAAAAGTTAACTCCGTCTGTAAATAAAATACCAGCTGCTTTTCTCAAGTTTTTGGGCCTCTCTTTAAGTTAATTCCTTTTAATTTTTCTTTACTTTTATCTGGTTCGTGTTTTAAATTAGTTATCACTTTTTTAAGTTCTGAAGCAATTCCTGCTGCATTTTCTTCACCTTCATATTTTTCACTTTTTGTAACATGAACTGTTTTTTTATCTTTGTTGTAATATCCTTTGCTAATAACAAACATTTTAAGTTTTTCATTAAAGCTAACAATTCCAGCCCATCCACCGTCATCCCAATTTCTTGCACTTACCAATACTCTTAAAGGTTTTTCAGAAAAAACCATTTTTACATGAAAATCTGCTCTTTTTAGTGCTGCACTTACATAACCAAGTACAATTTTGGCATAGTTTGACAATGATTCATCTTTGGTGGTTCTGTAATTAATCTCTACACTATATCTTGTATTTTGTGCAGATTCATTGACCGTATTGTTTTTAAAATAATCTAAACAGATATTAGAAAAATCTAAAATTTTTATTTCTGAAAATTCTTGAGCGTTTTCTAAAAATGTTTTTAGGTCTTCAAATTTGTATTCATTAAAACTTTTCATATTGTATTTATTTTTCAATCATCAAAATATCATAACTTAAATAAATATTTAATAAAGGAGATAATATGGGTGACTTAAGTTTAGGACAATCTGATGTAAGTGTGGTAATTTCAGATACATCGTTAGCTGGAAATATTGCTGTTTTAGCTAATACAGATGGTGGCTATGGATTAACTACATATGAAGGAAGTAGAGGGCAAAAAACTTCTGCTAGTAGTATTCCTGTCGTTATATCATCTGATCAAGCAGTTCAAACAACTATTGTAAGTGGGCAAGCTACAATAGGTACAGTAGCAACTCAACTAACATCAAATACTTTAAAGCAAGGAGTAATTATAAAAGCTTCAAATACTAATACAGGAATTTTGTATTTAGGGGCAAGTGGAGTAACCACAGGAAGTGGTTTTGAATTAAGTGGTGGTGAAACTATAACTGTACCAGTTAATAATACAAATATACTTTATGTTATTGCATCTTCTGCAAATCAAGTAGTTTCATTTATAGGAAATTAATTTAATTTTTTAATTGAAAATGGATGTTTTTCTTTTGCATTGTTAAATTTATCGTTATTAGGCTTATCTTTTCTGCCTTTTACATGTTTAATGCTAAATGGACTACCATCCATTGCTTTGTTGTGTTTTTCGTTATCAGGTTTATCTGTTCTACCTTTTAAATGTTTAATGTTAAATGGGCTTCCGTCAAAAGCTTTATTGTGCATGTCGTTATTATTGTTTTTTTGAGTTGGTTTTAAATGTTTGATACTGAATGGATTTCCATCACCACCTTTATTGTGTGCATCATTGTTTGGTTTTGTTCTACTGCCTTTTAAATGAGTTATCTTAAAAGGCTTTTTTTCTCCTGATTTATTGTGTATTTCATTATTATTGCTTGGTTGATTTGGTTTTAAATGATTTATCTTAAAGGGATTTTTTTCACCGATATTGTTCCATAACCTATCATCTTTGCTAATGTATAAAATTGCATCAGCTGAACCAGGTATAAAATAAGCTGGTGGTAGCAAGCAAAGGCCAGCATATCCACAAGGATAAAGCAATGTTTTGCCAGCTGTTCTACTTGCACCTTCTAGAAAATTGTGCTCATCATTAATTAGCCAATTTTTAAATTCCATTTTACTTTTTCAAATCTTTTAACATGTGATTAGCCGTATTAGTTGCATCTTCTTTATCGTCTGCGTAATAATCAGCTTTTTCTCCAATATGTTTTCCATCTTTAAAAAACTTTACTATAAATTCATCATCATCTTTATAAATTTTTGCTGTATTGTTTCCAAGTTTAATTGTATCGATTAATCTTGCATCTTCTAAAACAATACTTTCTCTTGATTCAAAATATTCTCTAAATGTTTTCATTATCTACCTTTTTAAAATATTGACCTTATTTAAAATTAACCAAAAGTAATTGGAAGAATATCACCCCAACGAGTAAGTAATCTTTCTTCCCAATCTTTTTTTTCTTGTAAGCCTTCTGCAAGAATTGTGTCACCATCAAGTTGTATTCCACCATTAGGGCCAGGTGGATTTTTAATTTTTGACCTAATTCTTCCCAGCATGATTTTTGCAAAAGCTATAGCACCTTCTTGCATGGCAGCAGTTACTCTGTTCCAATCTTTATTTTTTTGAACATAGTGAACAATTACTGAATGACTACGCATTGGAATAGGATACAGTTTTACTGTGTCATAATTGCCCATCCATTCCCAACCTCCTGTATTTGATGCTAAATTGCTATACATTTGCTCATATTGTTTGTAAAGAGTCCATTCGCCAGCCCTTCCCCAAATAGGCTGAAGAGGGTCTATCATACCCCCTTGAATTGAGCTATAAGCACCACCAGGATAAAAATATTCAAGGGGTATTGCTCCACCAAGATCACTAGCAGAAAAATTAAACGAAGGAACTTGTTTGTAGTGTATGTTTCTTATGTATCCTACATCTGGTGGCATTTTATAAATTGATTGGCCAGGATTTGTATTGAAAACATAATATTGAAAAAATTCTCTTGGTGCGTATTCTTCAAAAATTTGCAAGCATAAATCAACTGAAGCAGCTAGTTGTTGATCATCTAGTTCAATCCTAATAACAGGAGCACCTAACATCAAAAGGACATAATCTTTTATTTGGCTTATAACTTTGCTGCGATTTTTTCTTGGCCCAAGCTGTTTGATGTCAAGAGGATCTGAAACACCTAAATTATCACCATGATCACATGATGATTCTAAAGTACTCGGTCTTTTAAAAAACATTCCATTATTATAATTCATACTAATATATATTGTAATTAGTTTTTTAAAATTTTAAGGAAATTATGTTAATTAAATATTGTAGTGATTTTAAGCCAAATAATAAATTTATTTTTGAGTGTTTTGAATATCTCAATGAAGAATTGATGTTTGAAGCTAGAATCTTAGATGTTCACAAAATACCTATTAAAACAGATGAAAGTAACAGAAAATTTCTTTATAACTTTGATCCTAGATTTTGGAAACAGGCTGCAATTAAAAGATTTGACTTGCTTTATGAAGCATTAAAAGAAAGAGAAAAAATTAGAAAAAAAGAATATGACAAGTATTATGAAAAAGAATTAAAAGCACTTACTAAAGATTTAAAGAAAAATCCAATTTTAAGATTTTTATCTTCTGATGTTCAGTCTGCTATGAGTAAAAATACTGTTCATAGACAAGTTATGGAAAGAATAGCTAAGATAACAGATGAAGAATTCTGGCAAGGAATTGGTAAAAAATACATTAGCAAAATGGAATTTATATTTGATGCTCCTGGTGGAAAACAAGAAATTTATGAAGCAAATCCTGATATTAAAGGCTTAGTTGACAATTTAGAAGGTGTTGTAGGCGAATCAGGTGGCATTGATTTATCGAACCCACATGAAGTAAGCTTTGAAACTGTTAATGATGCTACAGGTGAAGTAAAGAAAAAAATTAAAAGAAAGACAAATGGATTTGAATTTCCCGAAGATGAAACTATTGCTCTGATGCAAAAAAAATTACTAGTTGGAATAGCAAATGGTCTTCTTACTAATAAAAAAATTACTTCTCACATAACCAAAGAAAATGGTGAGATGAAAAAACATGATGTAACTCATGTTGCATCAAGTGTGATTTTTTCAAAAAATCATAAAATCAACGATGTTTTTGCTTTTACCCATGAACAAAAAAGAATTTTTAAAAATTTAAGAAAAATTTTCAATAATTACAAGGAATATTACAACAATACAAATGATGAATCTAGAAAAGTTAGCCTTTTGAAATCTTTAATTGATGACTTGAAAAATGAATTGCCTTTTTTACAATCTTTTAAAAGTTGCAATGATTACAAAGAATGTGAAAGATTTTTTCATGATGCTACAATTGATTCTAATAGTAATATTTACAAAAATTCAGGTTCAGCGATTGCTTCTAATGTTCCAGCTAAAGGCAAGAATTTACAAAATCCTGATATTGGAATACCCGATAAATTTTTTGCGGATGAAAGTATCATTGAAACCCTTAGTTGGTTTTTATCTGCAAAACAACTTGTAGAGTGGGCTAAACAAGGTGAATTAAAGAATGCAAACGATGAGCCAATTGTTTATGACAAAGAAAAAGAAGATTTGATATTTCCTGAATTAAAAATTCCAACATTTCAAAAAGAAATAAAATACAAAGTAAGTAAACCAGCGATAAAAGGTGGTGGATTTGAAGAAAAAACTAAAACGGTAAGTGTTCCTGTTTTGTTCAATGGTTCTTTTGTGAAAGAACATGATGAAAATAATCCTGAAGATGTAGAAAATCATAGTGAATTGCAAAAAAGAGGTTTTATCTACAATCCAAGAACTAAACAAAAAGAACATAGATTTGTAAATGCTGAAGATTTGGAAAAATCTGGTCATCAAGGAATGGATCATGATAGATTTGGTGTATATTATCCTCCACCACATATGTCTGGAGTAGAATTTTTAGATCTAAAAGATCCAGAAATTAGAAATAGACTTGAGTCATTAATTAGAGATGAAGGTTTATGTAAGCTTGACATGAAGGTTGATAGTGAAAACAATGCAACCGTTGATTTTATTCCAGCAAGTCATACAGACAACAATACTATTCTTTGTGGTGTTGCACAAACCATAAAAGATAATTTAACAAGTGGCCAGAGAATTGATCGAAGAAAGATGACTGAAGAAGACAACTATCTTTTGGCTCACTTTCCAATTATTTACAAGATTGTAACTTTACATCTTTTGAGCAATTTAAACAGCAATAAGGTACAGTTTCCAAAACAAAGAAGGGCATACATATCACAGATTGTGACAGATTTTAAACAAAAAAATCTTGCTGGCAAGGGAACTAGAAAAAAAAGACAATTGCAAGGTGGAAATGAAATGCTTCTTGGTGGAGATCCTAATGATACTCAAAATGAAATGAGTAACTTAATTAACAAACTAAAGTTTACTCTTTTAAGACTTTGTGATGCAAGGCAAAGAGGGGTTTGTACCCCATGTAACCCTGATGATTATACTTGTGAGATTAAGGCAGCTTATCCTGTAGAAAAAGTTATTGAAAAAGCAGAGGAAATTGATGCAGCTACAGATAATGCTGATAAAAATCTTAAGCCATCTAATTTAGAAAATCAAGTTTTAGAAACAGATAAGATGAAAACTATGTTAATAGCTCTAGCAGTATCTAAAGATTTTGAAAAAAAGCCAACAAATAAAAAAAATCTAAAAGATATTGACAATAAAATTAAAGAAGTTTCTTCTGAAATAGAACAATTGTTCGTAAGCCAGAAAAGTAAAAATATTAACATGGTAGATGTTGTTAAGAATATTTTAAGAATTATTGGGATTGTGAAATAATGTTTAATTTTGATAGTTTGTTTGGCATGAAAAACAAGGCAGTTATTGATTATTTTAAAAAAATATTGCCTAAAAATGCTGGGGTGCACAAAGAAGTAATTCAAAGATTGTGCACTCACATACAAACAGAGAATGATTTAATAAAACTTGCATCAATGATTAATGATGTTTATGCAGAAGGTTATTCAACAGCATTACTTCATTGTAAAGCCAAATTAGAAGAAAGAGGTATAAAGTTTAATATAAGTTCTAATGAGAAGTCTAATCTTCAAAATTAGGGGTTATACTACTAATCTTAGCATGAAAAATATTGCCATCGAATTTAACTTCTGAGTTAATAATCTTCCACCATCGTTTGTCAGAATTTTTAGGATAAATAATTGATTCATTTTCTATTTTAATATTAGTCCAAAAAGATATTTGGAAATCTGTTATTTTTAGTAATACTGCATCAAATGTAAACTTTTCTCCATATCTTACAATTTTTTTAACATCTCCATATAAAGAATCTTCTTTAATTGAAACACTTGCTGGAAGGCAATGAATAATTGTTTTTTTAATTTGACTATTTTTAATATCTTGTTTAACTTCTTGTTTAACTTCTTCTTTAACTTCTTCTTTAACTTCTTGCTTAATTTCTTGTTTAATTTCTTGTTTAATTTCTTGTTTAATTTCTTGCTTTATTTCTTGTTTAGCTTCTTTAATTTTAGGAGATTTATCTTCAATTGTAATTTCATCTTTATTTAAGTTTAATAGTACTGTTTTATTGCTTGTTTTTTTAAAATGATCAATTGTTTCATCGAAATTCATATTGTGAATTTCAAAATTATCCCATAAATTTTGATTTTTCATTATTGGGTTTGGGCCTTTTAGCCTATATTCAGTACCGTTTTTGTTTTTAATTACCATGTTAAAAAGAAAATATAAAAAGTATATAATATATTATACTAAAGTAACAATTTAATTGGAGTTTTTTTATGACATTAATAGTGCCGTCAATTGCAGAAGAAAAGATTTTAAAGTATATGCTTAACAATGAATCTGCTTTAGATCAAGTTATTCATTTGTATAAAAATGATATATCTATATCACAAACAACAGTTGTTGGTAGTTTTACTGAAGTAAATGAATCAGGATATGCACCAGTTACACTATCAGGTGGTTCATGGTCATTTTCACCTGGCCCTCAAGCCAGTACTGCATCTTATACTGAGCAAACATTTACATTTACAACAAGTGCAACTGCATATGGGTATTATGTAACTACTACATCTAATAATCTTTTATGGGCAGAAAGATTTACAAATGCACCATTTGTTTTGCCAGGTTCAGGTGGTCAAGTAGCAATTGCTTTAAACATCAACATAACAGGCTAAATTCAAAGGAATTTATGATTTTTAAAGAAGATGGAAAACCTTACAGTACTTCTGGAACTTTGAAGCAATTTGATGATTCAATCCCAGAAAGAAGTTTGTTTAATGATTGGGATGCTGAAAGTATTAAAATTGGTGGATCTCCAATTAATTACTATGAAGTTTTTATTGATTCTGGCAATATTGATCCTATTTACTTAGAATCTAGGGGTAAAATATTTAGTCAGAATCCAATACAGTTATATTGTTTTTATGAGCCAATTCCAAGTCAAAATTTACAATCTGCATATGGACTTGATAGTCCTGATGAAATGATATTTGAATTCAATTATTATGATGTTTTGCAAAAAATTGGTTATGCCCCCAAAATTGGATCGAGATTTCACACTCCTTTTCTAAACGAAGATTGGGTCATCGTTGAAAGAAAGTTGGGTGAATTCAAATTGTATCAAGCTACAAGACTTCAAGTCATTTGTAGTAGATTTCAAGAAGATCTTGTTTCAGGTACTTCTATTTCTAAAGAAGAAAAATCTGATTTTAAAATTAATTAAGGAGTTTTATGAGCAATAGTTTTTATAAGTTATTTGAGAAAATGCAAAGTATGACAGAACAAGATGATTTAGACAATTCATCTCAGAAAGTTATGCAACCTAGTGTTACTAATAAATCTAGTGGAAATATGAATGATCCTAATATGCAATTAGGAGCTAAAAATAACATTATGGGTAAAGCAGATGCTGACATTTCTGGAATGGGTGATCCATCTAATATGGATGATTTTTCAGATGAAGACAATGAAGACAATGAAGACAATTTGTCTATTCCAGAGGGAGATGTAGACATTGATAGTATAGTTGCAAGTTTAACTAAAATTAAAAAAATGATTCCTAAGTTTAAAACTATGGACAAAGATAAATCTGAGCAACTTGATGATTTAATCAAGCAAACAACTAATTTGGTTTCTAGTTTTTCAGATGAAAATAATGAAGATTCAGATGAAAATGATGAAGAATTAGATGATGAGTTAGGTGATAAAGAGCCATCTTTTAATGATGAAGAAGGCCCACCAATAAAACAAACAAATGGAATGGAAGATATGTCTAAGGATATGTCTTCTGAATTGCCAGCAATTAATCCACCTGATCAAAAACAAGAACAGTAATATGATTCTTAAAAAATTTAAGCCTAAAATAAAAAATAATTTTAAATTTAAGGCTGAAAATATAACTTCATTTGATTTTAAAAAAAAGAAAATCCCATTGTTGGTTTTCTTTAATAAAAATAAAACTATTTGAAGTTATATTTTCTTTGTTATTTTTTAAAAATAACTATATTATTTCAATGAGTGATAAAACTACAGAAGAACTTGAAGATTGTTTTTTCATACCAAATGAAGAAACTGATTCTATTGCTACTTGCTGTTTAAAATGTTATCAAGAAAAATTTAAGAATCAAGGAGGAATGTTTTGGAATGGATCTAGTAGGGGGTATGGCCCTTGGGAAATAAAATGTAACTCTTGTGAAAAAATAATACAAAAAGGGCCAGATGCAAATAAGTAACTTGTTTAAAAGTAAAAGTAAATGTTTTAAATTAGGAAAATTACATGTAAAAAAAATATTTGAAAAATTATCTGCTAATTTTTTTGTAGAGTTAAATATTAACAAAACTAGTATTCTAGAATATATTGGGAAAAATGAAAATTGTCTTTTGCATTTTAAAGATAAAAAAAATTGTGAGCTTTTTAGATTAATTAGAGATAATCACGAAAACATAACAACTGCCTACAAGCATATTACTTCTTCTAAGCCTACTGATGATAAAGCATATGATTTATTATTAAATTATATAAAACAAAAAAACAACAAAGAAAATATTGAAGATTCATTGTCAGTTAAGAGTTATAGCAACAAAAAAAACAACACAGCAAACATTAGTCATATTGTTAAATTGTCAAATAAAATATCTAACTATAACATAACAGATTTTTCTTCTTTAGATGTAATTAAAGCTTTTAATGAAAAAGATAATCTTATTATAATTCATTTTGGAAGTTTGGAACAAAGTAATTTTCTGAAAATACATGGAAGTTACATGCAATTTCACAAAGCTAAAATTATGATCATTGGTGATTTCTTAGATAATTTTAAAGTTAATTTGAAAAAATATGGATTCAAACCTTATTTGAAAAAGACAATTGGAAATTTAATTTGGGCCAAAAATTTTTGAATAAATTAAAAGTTTATAAAGTTAGATATAAAATATTTAAAGCTAAAAAGAAATATAAAGCAGCTTTAAATAAAGGTAGTAATTTTTTAATTTTGTGTGGTGTTTCTACTAGAGAAATTTATAATTTATTGTTTAAAACAATTCTACCAAATGATAAAAGACCTATTAAAAATAAGAAAAAACTAAAAAGTTTTATGGTAAATGATGGCTTTGAAAAATATATTTTTGTTTTAAGAAAAGAAAATATTAATGAGTTTTTAGATTCACAATTAAATATACCCTTTTTTCTCAGCTTGTAAAATTTCTTGCATGGTTATATTTCTTCCAACCATTTCAGAAACACAACTTAAATAATGTTTTGCTATATCTTTTTTTATTTCATTTCCCAATCCCATTCTATGAGCTTCTAGATAAGCTGCATAGTCTATTGAATATTCCATCACTTCACCATTAATCACGACCTTTTTTTCTAATGATCCATCAGGATGCATGATATATCCTATTTTAAAACTTACCTTGCCTTCTGGAATATCTTTTTCCTTAAGTAAATATTGAGGGGGTATATGAGCCAAATTTGGATTTTCTATATTTTCTTTATTTTCCATAATTTATAATAGTTTTATAAAAAAAAATATCCTTCTTTTTTTTCAAGAAGGATATTCTAAAATGCATTTTCTAATAATAATATGTTTAAATAGAACAAGTATATTTTTTTTATTCTATGTAATTTTACTTTATGTATTTGTGCCAAACGGATTGCTTACAGTTTGACCACCATCTGTAATGACATCACCTTGTATCCAGTAACTGGTTCCCAAACTGATTGCCACCACATAACTTCCTATGATACCACCAGTCCTGTTATTGGTTCCATATTCAATTTTATTAGTGGTATTGTCAGCAGCAAAAGTTCTAGTTTCAGCTACCCCATTTTTGTTTAGTGTTAAACTGCCAGTCATTAGATCGGAAAACGGATAACATTGAATGAAGAATTGATCTGGTCTAACCGTTGTTAAAAAGCGGAATGTCTGGCCAATCGTAGTAGTGCTTAATTCTGGCAATGTTATAAATCCATTTGGCCCATGATCTAACAAAAATAGTTTCCCAGCATCAGATTCAGATATCTGATGTACAGGAAGTGATACAACCGAATTAGTGTATGACACTATGGTCGAAATTTCAGATGAAGACGATGCATTTGCAATTGCTGAAATAACATCTTCTGCTAGATTTTGTACTTTTACATTATTTTGAATTCTTGGAAAAGAATTTTCTACGGCTCCATTTCCTTTGCCTTCTGTTGATGTTGCTCCCATAATTATTTTACTTTCTATATAAAAATATCTTACAGGGCTTTATAAACCCTGTAAGATTAAGTTAAATTACATTAAACTATATTCATACCATACTTAACAACTTGATACATGAATGTTCTTTCATCATTATCGCCTGTATGAAGATTGAAACCACCAAATCCACTATCCCAACCATCATCAGCATTGTTGCCGTTGGCATCAAGCTTTTCGATATGTGGTGGATATTGATTACGACCATCACTATTAGTAAAGTCAGATTGCATGGCAAAAACTCCATACTTTTCTGGACCTTCTGGAAATTCTGGTAGTGTAACAATAACTTGCCAATTACCAGAACCTGTAGTATTTGGTTCTGTAGTACATTCTCCACATGCTACTACAACACAACCAGCACCTATTGGAGAAAAATAATCACGACCATTGTGTGGCCCTTTGGTAAATGCTGCACCAGCACCTTTACCAGTAACAGAAGAAGCACCCATAATAATTTCCTTTCTATGAGAATTATTTGAACTTATATTATGTATTTTTAAAAAAAATAAATATGTGTTTTATTGGTGTTAATTCCTACCAATTTATAGTAAATAATATATGTTAGAAGAATGGCAAACAAATCCTGATAGCTTAAGAATTTTAAAACTATCTAACAGACAAAAACAAACTATTTTTGGCACTCTTTTAGGATCATCTAGTGTAATTCATCCTAATAAATCTAAAAATCCACATCTTCTTATGAGATGTAACAAAAGTGAAAATGTAAATTGGTTAAGGTGCAAGGCAGAAGAATTAAAAATACTATCAAGACCAAAGAGTTTTATAGAAGATGAAACTGGATTTAGATGGAATTCATTTTCTAATTATATTTTTGTTGATTTTAAAAATTTATTTTATAAAAATGGAATTAAAAAAATTGAAATGGAAGTTTTAGATGGTTTGGGGGATTTAGGTCTTTGTACTTGGTTTTTAGATAGAGGTGTACATGTAGGAAATATTTGTGGATTTAAAACAATAGGGTATGATGTAAAATCTATTGAGAACATAATAAAATATTTTAATATTATTAACTTGCCTATATTTAAAAATAAAAAAGGATATTTACTATTTAAAAATGAAATGACATCAGAAAAATTTTTAAAAATCATAAACCATTGCATTCCATTTGCTTTGAGATCAAGCTAATACAATGTTTTTATTTGTTAAAGTGAACAACTTTTCTATATCAGTCTCAGGATTTATTTGATTAAATACACCTTCTGATATTTCTATGTTAAATTTTTCTTCAATGTCATAAAACAATTGCATGTAGTCAAGGGAATCTAAATTTAAATCACTTAATTTTGTATTTATGTTAACTTCCTCTTTATCTACATGCAATAGCTCACATATTACTTCTTTAAACTCAATTACATTTATATTCTTCATAGATAATTCCTTTTGAAAATTAGCAATAAACAAAATTATACAAATTAATTTTACTTTGTCAATTAATATTTTGTGGATTTTTTAAAAGGTATTATATTTTTATAATTTGAATGCATTGTTAATAAATAAAATATGTATATTTCATTCAAAAATTGGTTAGAAGTAAATACTTTGGGAACTAAAGAAGTTGACGAAAGTAAAATTGATGTTATTTATGATAAAGCAAAAATTAGTGTTAAATTAGTGCAGATGTTCAACGAGAAGCTTCTTTATAACATTAATACTATTATACCTTTGCAATCTGGTGTTTATGGTCTTTACAGTTCTGCTAAAAATCAAAAAGTAATAGACCAAAATGAAGCAGAAAAAATAAGATTAAAATTTGGAAATGATGTTATTGAAAAACATCAAGTTAATATGATTCCTAATGTTGTTTTAAAACAACAAATACCTAATCTTGATTTAAATAAAATACATCCATCTGACACCATTGAAGTAAATATTAGTAGAATATTGAAGGAACTTGGAAATACAAAAAGAGCAGTAATAGAAATTGCAAGTACCATTGTTCATGAAGCAACTCATGAAAATGAATTGCAAACAAAGGGATCAACCAATGAAATTGGCCCTAAAGCTGCGGAAGTTCAATTTTTAAATTGGGTAAAATCACATCAAGACATTGTTAATAATTTAATGCGGGATTTACCTGACTAAATAAGTTTCTTAGAAGTTTTACATTTATGACAATAATAAAATTTATTCTTCATAATGTTTTCTTGAGCTTTATGTTTTTGAATAGTTTTATCTAAGTTGCAGTTTTTACACTTAATAACAATGATATTTCTGGAGCCAATAGAACAATAGGTTTCTCTGAATTTTGACAAGTTCATTTTACTTCTCTTTGTTTTTTTTATCCTTTAAACATTGTAATAAAATTTTTAAAAATGTCAATAAAAAAACTCGCCTGTTTCCAGACGAGTTTTTGTTTTTTAAAATTATTGTGAATTTTTTACACAATAAAGTTTGCAATGGATAATCTAGCATAAAACTTGCTACCTTCACGCAAAAGTTTCTTACCATAACGAGTAAGAATACCTCGTCTTGGACAGAAGCTCTCAGGATCAAGAACGGTAGGAGTTTGTGTCAAAGGTACATATGGGCAGTAGAAATAACCGCTATCCATGTAACTATCACCCTTGTAGCCCATCAACAACTGATTGGTTGGGAACAATGGGTCTTTATATAATCTCCAACGATTATTAATCGTACCAACATACTGTACACCTAAAGAAGAGGTGAAAGTTTCAGAAGGTGCAGGAGCAAAACCAGCAGTTGCAGTTTCAAATACGCTTGCAACTTCAGGGGAGGTTACGATAAAATTCGCTCCACCACGAAGAGTTTTACGATGAATAACATTAGATACTTCAGTTACCTTAACATATAAGGATTCATACTTTTCTTTAACGGTTTCGCCAAGAGCAGTAGAATAATCCCAAGCTGCAACAGTACCAGCATTGTTTCTAAGGTCAGTCAAAATTTCACGATCAATTTCAAGATTGATTTCTTGTGCCAATACAGCTGTCAATTCAGCTTCAGCATCAAGATTGTGTTGGCTACGAAGATCTTGTTGAGCTTCATAAGACCATACAGCTTTGAGCTTACGAGTCTTAGCAGCAATTTCTTCAGATTCAATAACAAGATTGATTTCAGGAAGATCCTGATTACATTCCATGTTATATTCATAGCTAATAGTGGTATTGTGTGTGCCAGGTGCACCACTCCAAGTAAAGCTAACAAGACCAGTAGCTAAATCTAAAGTAGCAGCTGTCACAGTTTGTGCTGGCGAGCCTATAGTTACTGGTATAAATGTACCATTAGAACTAAAGCTAAAGGTTTGCGACATTGTTCCAGCAAGATAAATACTTCCAGTAATAGTACCAGCAAGAACTGGTGTGTGTTCTAATACAAAAGTAGTTGCAGCAACAGCACCAGCATCAGGATGATTTTCGTTTTGAACGAATTGGCTACTGTAATAGATGCTTAAGTTAGCAGTACCATCTGCTAATTGTTGCAAGCTATTTGCATCATCGCCAGGAAAACCACCATTGTTGGAAGCTCCACGGATAGAACCCTTGTTAGAGGAATAACGGAACCTAAGATAATATACTAATCCTGTAGGCCCAAGAAGGGGTTGTACAGAAACAATTTTATTAGCAATTAATTGGGGATAGATTCTTCTAACCAATGGAATGCTAATGCGTTTGAACTGAGCAACATCAGATGTGTCAGTTGAAACTTCGTTAATAAGTCTTTGGTTCTCAAGAAGCACAGCTGTAGCAGAACGGAGATAACGATCACCGATCCCATCAAGAATGCCAGTTGAGGACCAACGAGATTCGAGTTCTTTAGACTCGTTTAAAAATTTTGAAATAGTATTCATTTTGTTTTAGCCTTTTAAATTAAAGTTTTTTAATGCCAGATAAAACTAGCAATTCGTTGTTTTCGTTACCTTTTCCAGAGTTATATTCCGCAATAACCTGTACTTTGTTGGTATCGACATGACCTCTCCCCGATACATTCTTTGCTTTCTCAGTTCTTTCTTTCTGTTCGCTGATAAATTTACTTTTTTTATCAGATTTTGATTCATTATTGTTTTTGTTTTCATTAACAAAATGATTAAATTTCTTTACCGATTCATGAAGTTTAGTGTTGTCTGTCGAAAGTCTAATATTTCTAGCTTCCAACAAACGAACTTGGTTTCTTAATTCTTCGATAGATTTAGAAGCTTCATTTAATTTAGAAGAAGTAGCAAAAGTACATTCTTCGTTCTTTAAATAGCTAGAAGTAATATCAGCAATTTTGTCCAAGGCAAGCTTGTGTTCTACAAGTGCTGGATCGCTGAGGATATCTTTCTTAGCTTGTTCGTAAATTTCTACACCCTTTTGTTGCAAGAATTGATCAACTTTTTCTACAATATAGTTTTTCATTTCTGCAAGTTTGCCATCATATTCTTCATAAAGTTCGGTTTCGATGTCTTTATTTTTTTCTCTTTCTGAAAGTAACATTTTATATGCTTCTTCATATCCTTCTTCAAGAGTTTTGTTAAACTCTTCAGATTGGAGTTCAAGTCTATTTCTGAGATCAGAAATAATAGCATATGCTTCTTGGTATCCTGTGTAAGCTGTTTTTTCAGCACTTTCCAAATCTTGAGAAAGTTGTGAATATGCATCTTCAAGATTTTTGTTATATTCTTTTTCCATTTCTTCTTTAGCTGAACCTAACATATCCTGTACAGCTGAAGAAACTTCGTTGAATTGATTTTCAGGAAGTAATTTTTTCAAAGCTTCTGTAATTTTGTCCATTCCTAACCTCTCTTTAAATTGGAAGTATAATTATTGATAATCCCGCCTAACGCAGCAATTAACGCATCTTTGTTAACTTTATCTATGCTTGAAGATGTATTTTTTACTGAATAATTTGGAATAAATTGTGGAGAATGTGAAAAACCTTCTCCAGTAATTTTTTGCTGAAACGCTCCGTGAGTTGATGGATCAGCAACAACATCAAATGTTATAAGCTTATATCCTTCAGATATAACCAAATGACCTTGTTCGTTTGTTTTACCGCTACCAACACCACGACTACTTATTCCTGGTGGAATACCATCCTCTAACAAAGCACGAAGGGTTCTCCCATATGGAGTGTTTAAAGTTTCTCCTTCACCCATTAAATTATTGCCATCCCACCAAAGTTTAGTAATAACATGAGAAGCTTTTTCATAATGAACAATAGAATCAGTTGGATGATCAAGTTCACCAACTAAACCTCTTTTTTTTATCAAATCACTTAAAGCTTCAACATTTTGCCTTAAAACATTTTCGCTGTATATTCTGCCATTTTTGTTAACTTCATTTACGGCTTGAAATTTACCACGAAAACGCATTCTGCCATTAGAACTTTCGTTAATTTGCATATTGACATTATTATTTTGACAAGAATCTACAAGTAGCATGCTCATATAAATCTCCTTTACTTTTCACTATCGTTAAGATGTTTAAAGCTTTGATCTAGTGTCATACCATTTTTAGGAAGATATGGGTTAGATAAATTAGGCCAAGTGTCGTTACCCTGATTGGTAGCTAAATTATCAGAATCTGTAACATTTGGACTATCATCATTAATTTTTGGTTTTACATCTTTTAAGATGTATGGGTTTGAAAGATTTGGGAATATGTCTTTGCCACCAGATGTATGTGCGGAACCCATTTCAGCATCTAAATTTCCTGAATAGGATTTTCCGTCAGAAACAGGAGCAGCAGATTTCCAATCACCATTGTATTTGCTTGGGAAGGCATCAACTTTAGCTAGTTTATCTGTATAAGGATTGCTTCCGTTTACACTTGTGTGAACTTTGTCAGACACATTCCAATCTTTTTGTGCCAAAGGAACATTAGATTCTACGATTGATGTTAAAATATTATTTGCTTCAACAAGAACATTGAAATCAATGTTTCTTTCTTTGTTTAAAATTTCTTCAACAGATTCTAGAACATTTTCAAGTCTAGCTTTAACAAGCTTATCATTTAAGCTAGAAGCAATTTTATGTGCATCAACTAAAGATGAGAAAGCATCATGAAACGCAGTTATTTCTCTGCGATAATCTTCATCAATTTTAGGATAAACAATTTCACTTACTTCAGCAAACTTTTCGTAATCATTGCTGTTTTCTAAACCAGCAGTTTTGAAAACTTTAGCTACACGGTCTTCGTAGATATTGTGAGCAGTACGAAGAATAGCATCAGCCATAAATTCACAACTTGAATCGTCATAATTGTGAGCGTTTGCGTTGTTAAGGCATTCTTTTACGATGCCAGATAATTCTCTTTTTGTAAAATAAACAATACTTGGCCAAGCACTTACAATATTTTCTAAAGTTGCTTCAATAAGAGCAACATCAGAAATTGCATTTGCATGACGAAGATCATTCATAGCCTTGGAAAAAATATTTTCTTTGACTACCTTTTTCATTTTTGATCGTTGATAGGTAATTTCAGAACTTGGAACTTTCCAATCAAAAGAAAGAATTTTTCCTTCGTTTCTTATTTTAAGAGTTGGAATTTTTACTGAAACAATATTGTTTTCGTTGTCTTCATTTACCTTAACCATATTTTTTAAAGGAGAACCCTTTTTATAGTTAATTAATTCTGAAATGTTTTCGCAAACAGCTTTCCATTCAACAAGCTTTCTTTTATTGATATTCTTGCTGAATTCAGAAAACTCATTGATTTTTTCATTTTGTTTAGTTTCGACAATTTTATTTCTTTTTCCTCTTATGCTTTCTCTGAAAACTTTTTTATTCAAAGGAAGCTTGATATAGGAATTGAAGAAACTGTCAGCATTTTCATTTTTATCATCAATTATTGACTCAAGCATGGATGATAAACTTTGTAGTGAAGATATTCTTTGACTTTCTTCATTTACAATTAATTCTTTTATGTTTTCCAAAAGAAGATTTTGATTATCTACTTTATAAGAAGCGTGAACAAAGTTACTATCTGGTGTTACAAATGTAACTTCATTTTCATTAATGCAATGTACAGTCAAACTTTCTACCTTCAATTTTTCGGCAATTATTTCAGCAGCTTCGTTTATTTCTTTCAAAGCTACATTAATAGATCTTTTTTCTAAGCCGTTAATAACATCTATGTCTATTAGTTTTCTCTTCATAATTTTTTTACTCCCCAATAGGTTTCAACAATAATTAATTCTATATATTGAAGAAATCTTTAATTTTCTTACAAAATAAATGATTTTTGTGATTTATAATCTTTTCAAATATATTTTAAATTCTAAACAGTAAATAACTTGAAATCATATAAAGTTACAATATGTATTAGTGAAAGTTATAATTTATGACATCTTTTAAAAATTTTTTAAATTGTAGAGAAGCATTTCAAGTTGGAGTTGAAAAAGATTACCAATATGACATGGAAGAAATATTTCAAGCAGCTAAATTTTATATTGTTAAAAATCCAAAAAAAATGAAAGATTTTTTAACTAAAGAAGCAGAAAGAGATGATGACTTGAAAAGCAATATTCACTTTTCATCTTTACTAAATAAAAATAAAAATAGCGAAGACAATCCTATTAAACCTTTGGGAGATTTTGTTGGTTATGATATGGGTAAGCCAACACAATCTCCCATAGGGGATTTAGATTAACTTCCTTTTATGGAAGCAATTTCTTGTAATATTTTTGAAATATTATTTTCATTTGACTTTAAAATGTTTTTAATTAAAGGTAATTCTTTTTCAATTTCTTGATATTGAAAAACTGTTTGAATGTTATTCTCTGATAAAAACAAGATAACATCTTTTCTTTTTGTTTTTTGGTGAAGTCTACCATTTGGAAATTTATCACACATTGGGAATGCAAGCTTAAAGATTTCTGGCTGTGATAAATTATAAGAAACCATTGGATTTCCTGGTATTCTAGTAATTTCCTTCTTGTTTAATTTGTAGAATCCTTTGTATTGACTAAAAGAAAATATTTTATTCTCTCTTAAAAGACAAAGAAAATCTTCAAGTGGAATTATTTCCTTGTGTTTAACTCTATCTTTGCCCCATACCAAATCTAGAAATTCTGAGAATTTTATCTTATTGATTCTGTGAAAATTAAGATTGATCTTGTGATCAGGATTATTTTTCATGTAATCTTTAAAGTGCTTTGTAGATCTAATATTATTACTTAAGAAAATATCTTTTATTTCATCAATTGATGAAGTTTTAATTCTGTGAGGAAAATATTTATCGAAGAAATCGGATTCTCTCATGTTAAATCTATCCCAAGGCCTTGAGGGAATAGAAATAGTATCTTTGTTTTCAAGATAAAACTTTCGGTGCATTCTACTGGAACATAAATTATTATCTTGCATTATTTTTATTAATTCATCATCTGACACCTTATATTCTTTTTCACTCTTTTTAATTTTTGCCCTATCAGGTATTGCTAAGTCTAGAAAATCCCATGCTGGCATATTAAATTTTATCCAAGGATTAGCATAAACACCATTTAAGTTATCTTTGTTTTCGTTGTAGAATTTTTGGTAATCTTTAATTGTATAGATTTTGTTTGATCTTATTATCTCAAAATGATCTTCAATACTTAGCCTAGTTTTCTTAATGTAAATTGATTTGTTCCTAGTTGGGAAAATTTTATTAAAGAATTGAATGCATGAGATATTGTCTTGATTTAACAACCAAGGTTTTCTTGGTAATTGTCTGCCATCAATTTTACCTTCGTTTTCTAAGCAAAAATTTAAGTATTTTTTATGATTGTGCAAATTCTTTTCCAGCAGAATACTAACAATTTCTTCTATAGAAAAATCACTATTGTTTTTATTGAATATTTGATTTCTGCTTGACATTTCTTCTCCTTTGATTTAAAAGTAATAGTGTTATTATTGCAGAAATAATATCAAATAGCAAGTAGTTCTTTTGATAATTCTGCAAAATGTGGAAAAGAAGTCCATTCTCCTTTGAAAAACTGTGATTTTCCTGCAATATGGTAAATTAATAATATTTTTAAAAATTCATCTGTGAATAAACATGAACTATTTGATTCTTTTGAATAAAAAGTTCTAACGAAATTTTTAATTTCATCGTAATCTTCGTTAAAATCAGTATTTTTTAAATTGTTGTTTAATAATTGATTTTTAATAAAAAACTCAGGTGTTCCTGAAAATCCAGCAAGCAAAGTACTCTTACAAATAATTTTATTTTCCATTATAATAAAAGGAAAATAAAAATGTCTCATCAGGGTGTAATTTTTATCTTTGTGATTTTTCAAAAAACTTAAATCTTCTGTTTTGAAATTAAAATTTTTCAATACACTTTCTGAATAAAAACTAAGAGGTAAATAACAACATAATAAATGTTGATTTTTAGAAAATCCACAAAATTCAAAATGGGCATGAGTAATAAATTCTGCAAAAGCATTGTGAATTGCTTTGAATTGTAATTGATTGTGGTTTGAAATTTGCAAAGCTGATGTTGATGCTGCAAAATCTAAATCGCTTTCATCTAGATTGTTGACTTCAACTTCTTTCTTAAATAATCGTTCACAAATTCTTTCAACAGCATGTTTAGAAAAATGAATTTCATACTTTTTACCATCGACTTGTATGTTTTTAAAATGTTGATATGTTGTTCCAAATTCCGATTTTGTTGTTTCAAGCTTTAGAAATTTAAAATATAAATTTCTATTTAAAAATCCCATTATGTAAAAATATTTTGGGAAATGGTTTTGGAATCCTGTTTTATTCCAAACAAAATTTTTAAAAAAGTTGATGATTGTTTGTGTGCAGAAAAAATATAAATCTTTTTTTGTTTTTATGTTTGTATGTTTTGAAAGCAATTCTACAATTGGAAGTTCTAATATTTTTTCCAATTCATAACTTTTAATAAAACAAGGATTGATATTATTTTTTTTAATGTGTTTTAAAAATTCATATGCTAATTTTTCTTGAATGTTCTTTTCTTTTTTTGAATTAAGTTTAATTAAAAAATTTCTATAAAGCTTTTTAATTTGCAGATGTATTTTTTCTGGTGCATTCTCTATTGAGAATACTTCTATGCTTGGAAATTTATTAAGAATTTCATTTTCATTTTTTTCTTTTTTTAATTTAGCTAGTCTATCCTTTGACATAGGCATCTCCTTGATGTTAAATTTTTGTTTATGTTACAAAAAAATTATTTAAAATCAAGGATTTAATTAAAAATATTCATCTTCGCTAAAATCTATTTCTTCATTGTCTTGTTCAGCTGCGTAATCTTCAATGCCCATGTCGAATAATTCTATTTCTTCAGGAGTTGGGTCTGGCAATGAACTTGGTTGGTTTGACTTTCCTGAACTTTGTTTGCCTATTTCAGGAACAGAAGGCAATTCTGATTCTTTGTCATTCAAAGCTGGCAATTCTCCTTCAGGAGATAAATCTGGATTTGGCCCTTCTGGTGTTGCTCCAATTTCTGGATTTTCTTTTGATTGTTCATCTGCTGGAATTCCAATTCCTAGCAATTGAGGATTTTGTCCTAATATTTGCATTTTGGCATCTTCAAGTTTTTGAATTTTAAGTCTTGCTAACATTTCTTGAGTATCATCTACAGAATACTTTAAATATTTTGTTATGATGTCATAATCAGATAACAACAAGGAAGATTTTATTGTTGATGCATTTGTAATTCTTGCACTTATAACATCTGCTCTGCTTAATTCTCTCCAATCACTTGGAGGTGTCATTTTAATCATAAGGTCATTATAGCTTTCCTTGGGATAGCCTTTAAGCCTTAAATGTCTATGAGCTATTTCCCAAATGCCATCTTCTACCGCTGATTGAAATCTTTCAACAAGTCTAGCAAATCTGCTATCTTGAGAACTCAATGTCATTTTAGTTATTGAGAAATCATTTGCTTGAAAATAACTTAAGGGGAAATTTAAGGAAATAAATAATTTTTCTTTGAAGTAATTAACATCAGATACCTCACCAAGATTAGTAGCTCCTGGTAGTGTTTCAATTTTAGTTTGTGAATTAGGTCTTGTGGGTAGCCAAAAATCTTCGTCAATTGCAGGAGCATGCCATCTTTCATCTATGGATGATGCACCACCTCCACCAAGATTACTTGTTGTAGCTTTTCGTTTTCTAAACTGTGATTTCATTCTTTCAATAAAAGCTTCTGCTTTAAATGGTGGTAAAGTACCAACATCTATATAAAAAATTCTTCTTTCAGTACTTCTGGATAATCTATAAACTAACATTGCATCTTCGCATAATCTTAATTGTTGTGCTGGCCCTCTTGCTGGCTCAATTACACTAACACCATAAGGATAAAATGTTTTTCTGTCTTCTCCAATCCGCACATGAACAATTTGTTCTGGAGCAAACCTTATTGCAGTTGCACTCATTAATTTTGCATCATCTGTGTCAACAACAGGAGAGGAAAGTAAAGATGTGTAATCTGGCCCTTCTTTACTTTGTTGAAATTCTATGCAATTTCCTTTTGTCGTTTCAATTCTGTACATAGAATCTGCTGGCAATCCTGTTATTTTGTAAATACCTTCTGTAGGATTTTCTTGATTAATAACAATTTCCCAAAATATATCTCCATGAGCTAAAAGATTTTTAAAATCAGACCATAATCTACGATTCATATTCAACATGCTTCTGTGGAAAAACAAAAAGGTCAACTCTTCTTTGACATCTTGATTTTCACAACGAATATCAAAAACATTGTTATCGTTGTTTCTTTGGCAGTTGTGTACAATAATTGAATCTGTTGCAAAATTATGATGTTTTTCAACAGTAAGGTCATATACTTCTTGAATGGAACCTTTTTCTACGCTTAAAACTTTTCTTCTGTCTTTAAATGTTTTTAAATATTTGATTTCCTTAAATGAAAAACCATGATTTTTCAATCTATATTGAGTAGTTCGTCTGTGAACTTTTGTTTTCATTGAAACATCTTTTATTTTCATGCCAGCAGATATCAATCTGGTGGTCATATTAATAAGATCATACTTATCAATGTCTTTTTCTGCTTTAAACTCATCAACAAATTGTCTTTCGTGAATCCAACCTTTATTATGTGTGAAAATTCTTGGATATTGTGAGATTTTTGATTCTGTTAAATCTTGATTAGGTTTTATTCTGTAAAAAGGCATTATTTCATCAAAAGGTTTGAGTTTGCCAGCTTCTATCCAACTTCCATCTCTTTTTAATATTTTGTGATCTTCTGTACATTCTAAAAAAGAAGCATTGTCAAAATAAACTTTAATAGTTTGGCTAGTTTTTGTAATTCTTGGATCATATGCCCAACCCAATGTGTAATCTTTCTTCTCAGAATCATAACAATAAACTAAAAATTTTTCATTTTTTTTTGTTTCGTACAGTTCCTTCATAGTTTTCAAACCAAAAGGAGTTGAAATTTTTGTATCACCTGAAATACAAGCCTCATCTGAATAAATGTTTAAAACAGTTTCTATTTCTGGCATAGCTCTTAAACGATCATATTCTTTATAACGAGACATTCTATTTGCAATAGTTGATAAATCAATAAAATCATTGCTTTCTCTGAATCTAACTATTCTTTGATCTTGACTACCGTAAAACCCACCATCTGGGCTTAATGAAGGAACTGAATCAGGTTGTGAGATCCCTGCACCAATAATATCTTTGGTTGCTATTTTCTTAGTTAAAGGATCTTCAGAAAAAGCATATGTGAATGTTTTATAAAAATCAGCCCAAATTGGAGATGGCATACTAAATTTCCTCTTATGTACTTAACTATCATATATATGTATGCTATATTTTAACAGAAAAAAAGTGATTTTACTAATATCCCATTATGGATGTGGTGTTCTTGATTTGTACAACATTATGTTATATCATTCGAGAATTAATGGGTTTTTGAATAATAATCCTGAAAGAACTGTGGATTACAACGACCCAACTTGTTCGTTTCTTAAGAAAAAAGATCATACATGGCAAGGAAAAGATAAAATTTACTTAGATACAATTTTTTTTAATTATAAAATTGGATGTAAAAGTTTATTTAAAAATGAGGATGTTGAATTTTTATTTTATTTGGGAAATGGAATTGAAACTCTTGATAAAATAAACAAACAAACAGGTTATAACGCTGATATATCAAAAAGATATTATTCTTTTAGGTTGAGAAGAATTTGTGAGCTTATGTGTCAAGTTCAAAATCCTAATGTTTATATAGAAGGTTATTCTGACAGTAAAAATTTGTGTTCTCATATTAATCAAAAATACAAGTTGTTTCCATCTTTAGATTTCACATTAAAATACGAAAAGGAAACACATGGAATTCCAGAAAATTGTTTTGAGAGATATTTTTCTTTTATGATTAAAATGAAAGAAATGAAAAAAATTAATATTTTTTAATCTAATAAAATACTGTTTGGAGTTGATGTGGAATTTTTTTCTATTTTTTTATTTAAAAAATCAGATTCTTTTTTTATTAAGTCATCTATTGTTTTTAAATTACCTTTTGTGTTTTTTGGATCTTCTTTTGCACTTTCTTTTTTCTTTTTTAATTTATTTTTTTGTTTCAATTCGTTTATTTCAATTATTTGAAAAGCTTTTTGAAGCAGAGGTATAATATCTTTGTTTTCTCTCATGGAAAGATTTACTGCTAATTTTAAAACATTTTTAAGTTGATTATTGTTCATGAAAGCACCTTTAAAATATTTGATTCGCAATATTGGTTAAATATACATTAATTGTAATTAAAATACTCCAGCCAAATTCTTTCAGTATGTCATTCTTGTTTCTGTATTTGTTTATCAGCATTTCTTTTGTTTGTTCATCTAGATCATTTGGATCGTTGTCGAAATCATAATTATCATCATTAAAAACAATCATTTTATTCAAACTTTCTTTAAGCTCTTCCCTTAATTGATTAACAGTTTGGCTCTGAACAACAACATTGCCTGAATTTGATGACTTCATGTTAAATGCGGACATGTTGTTGAACATGCTATCTCTCGCATATAAAGCTAATGCAGTAGCCATGATTGCATCATCATGCTTTCCTCTTTGTGCTTGTGCCTTTTTTGAAACTACATTGTATTCAAAAGTTTTTAATTCATTGACAAGTCTCATAGAGTTTATTTTCAAAGAATCATTGTAGATTTTTTGTTGAAATGTTTGAAGTATAATAGGTCTGTTTTGAACAGTTATTTTAACACCAGGTTTAGGATTTTTGCTTGTGTGAGCGTTATTGTAAAATAAGTTTTCGTAAAAATATTCATGTAATAAAGAATTTAGTATGGCCCCACCTGTGCTCATATCTTCAACAACAATTAATGCTTTGTTGTAAAAACTAGCAATTTCTTTTGATACTTGAGCAAATTCATGAGTTGGAATATTATTGCTATAAAATTCAGCTACTTGTTCTAATGTGTTTTGATTTATAATTTGCAAACAAGAATTACCTCCACCATCTCCAATTCCTTCGGCAGAATCTAGTCCAGCTATGTATTCTTGTCCATCAATAGGTTCTTTCCAGATCCACAAAGCACCTTTTCCCATATCATTTTCAGATATATCAGATCTATTTGCCCAACTAGGAAGTATTTTTTTATATGGTATTTTCTTTTTTGTAGTTCTGTCTAATTCAGTAAGTTTATTGCTTGAAATATAAGTTTCACCAGATCCTAAAAATACTCTTAAAACTTCCTGTAGAAAACCTCTTTCTCCCAATTGTGCTTTTTGTTCTATTGACCAGTTAGGATTTTTTGAATCACAGTAATCAGGATGCTCCCAATAATCTAAATCAATAACATTAAACATATTTAATTTTTCTTTAGCAGCAGAATATGTTTCTTCATACCAATTACCAACACCATTTACAGTTGAAATAACTACGCAATTACCCCCTGTGCTAAGTACAGGCCACATAGCTTTCCAATGCGTTTCCATGTCAGGGATAAACGCTGCTTCGTCAATTATAAGCAAGCTTGTTGCTTTACCTCTGGCTGCTTCTGGAGAATAAAACATCATGTTGCCTCCAGTTTCCATGAATTGTTTTAAATGGTCATTCCACTTGCCACTATCTTTATTTGGTTTCAACCATTCAGGTAAATATTCAACTGCACGATCTACAATCATGCCGATAATAGTAGCTTCTCTGTCTGTTTTTGATAACAACATGATTTGTTGATCAAGTTTAAACATGCACCGCCACATTCCGTACAATAATGTAACAGTAGTAAGTCCACCCTGTCTAAATTTACTTATGATGTTAAATCTTGAGCGTTCATATTCTTGAATGCATTTGTTTTGATATTTGTATATTACAAACGGTATTAGTCCTTTTGTTGGATGTAATATTTTGACATATTTGTGGCAAAAGTAACTAAAACTTTTAGTGCATTTTAAAATTTCTTTTTGTTGATCTTCAAAATTTAAGTTATTTAAATCTTGTAAAGTTTCAGTTGTTGGTATTTCAAATTGATTAAAATCAAAGTGGAAAAAGTTTTTATCGTATTTTTTTAAATAATTAGTCTTGAAATTTGCCATACTATATTATATTTTAAATAATTATATTTTACTGAGGAATAATTATGCACAATGACGAATTAATTGAAATTTTAAAACAAGATTTGAAAAATGAAAGAAAACACATGTTGTTTTATCTTACTCATGCAAGTACGATAACAGGAAGCAATAGGATAAGTCTTAGAAATTTCCTTATGGGTGAAGCAGCATCAGAAATGAAGCATGTGCAAGAATTTCAGGATTTCATCATTGGAATGAATGGTAAATTAGAAGATTCTGATGTTGGATTCGTAGATTTTCCAGTATTAACTGATGCTGAGCAAATAATCAGATATGCTTACAATATGGAAATGGAAGTTGTTAGAAATTATTGCAATAGATTAAAAGATGCAGAATCATTAAATGACTTTGCATCTTTTAAATGGCTTGAAGTATTTCTTGAGCAACAAATTGAACATAGTAGATCAGATGCAGATAATTTAAAACAAATTTTATCAAATTTTAAATAGATAAGTTAAGTTTACTAAAAGGAAAATAATATGGCATTTTTTCAAAATCCGTTTGAGTTTACATTTAATGGGTCTTTGTTTGGAATTGGCCCTCAATATACTATTTCGTATAATATAGGGGCAAACAGAAATAGCCCAAGTTATATTGCTGCTTATAATTTAGAACCTTATGATTTATCTGAAGGTGCTGATTTGATATTTAATGTTGCAACAGATCCTGAAATGTTGCATTTTCATCCTTTTACAGTAACTTTAACAGGAGATACAATTACCGCTGTTACTGCTGCGGAAATTGTCTCAGTATTAAATGCAAATAGTCAGTTTGCAGAATTTTTTACTGCAAAATATATTAAATTTAATGCTATGGATGCAAAAAATACTGTTTTGATAGTTGCAAAAAATAGAACTTTCTTTAAATGTTACATTTCTAACAAAAGTGCTTGCTTTCCTCTAGCCATAAATAAATATGCACCAGTAAAAGAATTACCTGATTTATTTCAGCAATATTCAATTCAGAATATTTATAGTTATTTAAATTTAGGAACTCAAAGAATTCTTTATCTTGATCCTTTAGATGAAGATGATGCCAAGGTAATTACAAATGCAGGATTTGATCCTCTTTCTCAAACCCCAGATTGGAAATTATTGGCAAGTGCTTCTCCACTTTATACATTTACTAAAACTGTTTATTCTAGTGGAAGTATTGTTGACTATAAGCTTATTTATAATGCGGGATCAAAAGTTGGACAAATGTGCAAGAAAATAGTTTATCAATATGAAGGAGTAAACATTACTGGTGTTTTAGAAATACCTTATATTTTACAAGAAAGTGATTTGATTGAACCGTAGTTTCAAATTAAATCATCTCCCCATTTAGATCTTATTTTATCTATAAGTTCTTTTTCCATTCTTTCAACACTAGCATTTTTCTTTTGTAATTTTTCTTCATTTACCTTTTTAAGTCTTTCTATACTTCTAATAAAAATAGCTTCAACAGAAGACTCCCATTCTTTTTCAGGTATATAAGATAATAATTCATTGGCTAATTCATGATATTTAACATATCCCTTGTAATAAAGTTTGATTTCATTTTCATTTATTAAGTATTTTATTTCTAAATGATTTCCCAAGTTTATACCATCATAAAAATATCCTAATAGACAACTTGTATGATCTTCTGAAAATGTTTCAAATTGATTTTTTTCTTCAATATCGCCATAAACTAAATCTGTTTGATCTCTTCCAAAATAATCTTCAATTATGGAATTGCCAAACATTTGACAGATAATAGATAGTTTGCCTTGTGGCCCGAAAAAATTTTTATTAAGTGCTAGGGCTAATCTTTGTTCTTTTATTTTATTTTCAATGTTCATAATAGATACATTAGTAATATTTTTTAAATTTGAAAAAGGAAATTCTATGTTTAAAATTTGCAGTATCATATTTAATTATGTTAAAAGATTTTTTACTTTTAAAAAGCCCATGTGTGTTAATGCAACAAGTAAGTTAACTTTACATTACATAAATGATCCTTCAACCCCAAACATAAAAGAAAATGTTAATTTGCCTGTTAATAACTTCATGAAATTAAAAGTAAATAACATGACTAATGTTGGTGGTTCTGTTTTAGGATCAGTACAATGGCAAGCTGATAATGCATATATTTCTTTAACAAATTGTTTGAATTCATTGCAAAAATTTTTTCCATCAAATATAAAAAAATGGGCAGCAACAAATAATTTAGTTGTTTATCCAAGAGCAGGAAAAGATGCAAATGCTTATTATGATAGAAGTTCTTTAAAGTTTTTCTATTTTAATTCTTATGCTGATGGAAAATTAATTTATTCCGTGGAATCAAGTGATATTGTCACACATGAATTAGGGCATGCAATATTAGATGCAATAAGACCAGATTTCTGGAATGCTGCTGCATTTGAAATAGGTGCATTTCATGAATCTTTTGGTGATTTGATAGCACTTTTAAACATTTTGCAATATGACTCAGTAATTAACACCATTTTAATTGATACAAAAGGAAATTTGAGGCAAAACAATTTTGTCTCGGAGTTAGCAGAACAATTTGGAAGTGCCTTGAAAATTCCTCACGGACTCAGAAATGCTTTTAATTCGCAATCTTATGTTAATCCTGATTTTCTTCCAACTGATGGAGAAGGTTTAATAAAAGAAATTCATAGTTTTAGTGTTGTTTGGACAGGTGCTTTTTATGATATTTTTGTTTCAATATATGAAAAATTAGGAAAATCAAAAGCTTCTTTGATTCAAGCTAGAGATATAGTAACTAAACTTTTATTTGAATCTGTAACAAAAGTTCCTGCAACTGTGAAGTTTTTTAATTCGTTGGCGAAATGTATGATTGCTACTGATAAGAAAATAAATGGAAAGTTGTACAGTTCTATACTTATAGATGTTTTCAAGAAAAGAAATATTTTAACTGCTTCTGATGTGCAGCAATTGAGTCTTTCCAATATATCAATTTTATCAGCAGAAAAAGAAAATTATTTGTTTGTAAGTAAAAAGGAAATTTTTGTAAATTCAAACAGCAATAAAATAAAAGTTCAATTGGCATGTGATTCTTTCCATGATGATGAAAAGAATAAATTAAATGTTCTTTCAGTTTTTAGTGATGAAATTGATTCTTATCAAGAAGCTGAATCTTTTGTTAATTATCTTTTTTCTAAAGATTTAATTGGTAATGACAAAAAACATAATTGGTTTATTGACAAAGATAATGACAATAAATTAACAAGAATTAAAATGCAAAGTGATTTTGGGTTTATAAACAACTGCACAATAAAAGGTCAACCTGAATATAAAAAATGCTGGAAACCAGATAATAATTCAGGCTGTTGTCCTTATGGATGTCCGAAAACAGAAAATGAAGAGCCAACTAATTACAAGTCTTGTGCTGTTCGTTATTCTGCATGTAACAATACTGTTACTAGTTCTAGTTGCAATAATAAAATTTTATAAGGAGGTTTTATGTTAGAAAATTTATTTTGGGTTGGTGTTGGCTTGGTAATAGGATGGCATGTACCTCAGCCTTTTTGGGTAAAATTACTTTTTGAAAAAGTATTGGATTTAGTAAAACAAAAGTTTTTTGGATTTAAGAAATAAATTTTAATTTATTTCTTAAATTTATATTTGTATTTTTAAAAAATAATAATAAAATACATAAGGTGTTTATTTTTTAAAAGGAGAAATTATGCTTTTGTCATTCAATATTGATAATAAAGAAAAATTGTCTTTGTATTACCAAGAAGTCAATAGTTACAATAGCGAAAGTGATTTTAACGATGACGATTGGGAAAATTTAGATGAAGACGAAGACGAAGACGAAGATGAAGACGAAGATGAAGATGAAGATGAAGACGAAGATGAAGATGAAGATGAAGATTATGAAGACGATGACGAAGATTATGAAGACGATGACGAAGATGAAGATGAAGATGAAGACGATTGGGATAATTTAGATGATGAAGATGAAGACGAAGACGATGAAGACGATGAAGATGAAGACGATGAAGACGAAGATGATTAATTAATTACGCTGTATGCAAAGTTAATAACAAGCCTTTCTGTTTACAGTAAGGCTTTTTTTACGCTTATCTTTTTTTGTAAATGGTTTATTGCCCCAATCATTATTAAAGGCTTGACCATCACCAATATCAACAATTGATTTAGTGCCATCAGGACTATCTGAAGAACTTGTAGCAACTTCTTTTAAATATTGATAAAATGTTAGCATTAATTGTATATATTTATATGACTAATAAAGATTTAAAAAATTGGCATGGAATTTTAAAAATAGATGAGTTTACTGTTTTTGACAATGAAAAAATTATTTATCAAGAAAAAAACATTTATAATATACTGCACCAACAAGGTGAGCTTTTGATATTAAATAGTGTTTTTACAGGAAATAGTGCTCCATCTTCATTTTATATTGGCTTAGATAACAGAACTACATTGGGATTTACTGATACTTTAAGTAATCTAACAGGTGAACCACTTGGAAATGGCTACACAAGGCAACAAATCTTACCTATACAGCTAAACATTAGTTTAACATCTGGTAGCAACTATCAAGTTTCTGGCCCAGTTGTAAATTTTTCAGCAACTACAGGAATATTGGGTCCAGTTCAAAATTTATTTTTAACAACTGTAAGCACAGGAAGTGGTGGAGTTTTAATTTCTTCTGCAAGGCTTTCTGAGTCATTAACTCTTAGTCCACCTAATGTTGCAAGTTTGAAATTTTCTTTTGCTTTGTCAAATTGCTAAAAGAAAAGTAAAAACTTTTAATCAATTCATCTTTAAAAACAAAATTTATCATGTGTATAAAATTTACATTGTTTTTTTCAACTTTATAGGTATTTAAACATTTTAAAGGTAATTGTTTTTTTAAAATATTTATTTTTTTTAAATTTATACAATAGTGATTATCATTGCAGCTAACAGTTTCTTTAATTGATTCGTCAAATTTAATTGTGTATTGTGTAAATATTTCAGGTATTTTATTTTCCTGTTTTATCATTAAAGAATTTGTTTCGCTTAAAATACCATAAGCAATAAAACTTTTTTTATCTTTTAATAGATCAAGACCTATTTCATCAATCAAAATTGAATGGTTAATTATATTAACAAAATTTGTTTTCATGATTTATAATAAGGACAAATATCATTGTAGTCACAAAACTTACAATGGTTTCCTACATTTGCTTTTGCCTTTTCTGGTTCTTTAGTTTTAATTTCTTCAAAGGTTTCTAACAAGGTTTTTTTGCAAGCATCTAAAGTTTCATCATTAAAGCTTACCGAAATCATATTCCCGCCTTCAAGATAAAACAAAGCTAATATTATTTTATCTCCTGAAATATTAAATTTATCTCTTACAACTAAACTATAAGCTTGCATTTGCAAATCTTTTTTTATTGTATTTTTGTCTTTTCTATAAGGCCCAGTTTTAGTTGTTTTGTAATCTATGACAAAAAATTTTTCATTTTTCTTAAGAATTCTATCAATGTAGCCTTTGAGTATTGTGTTATTTGGTGGATTTAAATCATGTTTAAATTCAAATTCAGTATCACCATCAAAGCCTAAGAAATCAGTAATTTTCTTTAATTGTCTAATGTGGTTTGTTATTTTTTCATAATAACTTGTAGGCAGAGAAATTTTTGATGCTGGTTTAAATTTATCCAAGCTAATATTGCCAGTTAATATCTCTTTAGTAAAATACTCAAGTGTCTGAGATCCTTTTGAAGCAACATAAAGTTCAGCTGCTTTGTGTATTACTTGGCCATATGTGAAAAATATTTGTTGAGGTTTGTTTGAAATTACTTTAAGATGATACTTGTACTTATATTGTTGTTGGCAAGTATCCCAACATTGTTTTCTACTAACACTTAGATAATCTATTTCCATATATTATTTTATGTAATGAGAAAGTAAAATGCAAATTGATTCTGAAGCTTTTATAAATTGGGCAAAATCTAGATTTGATAAAGTAATTATCAAAGGTGATGAGATCAGGTTAAATTCTTTTTTTGCAGAAAAAGACAATAAATTTCATTTGTGGTGTAATCCTAAAGGTGGGAAAAAAAACATTGGTTTTGGAGTATATCATTGTTTTAAAACAGATAAAAAAGGCACTTTGTTAAATTTAGTCATGGATATTGAAAAATGTGATTTTTCAAAAGCATTGAAAATACTCAAAGGAACAATTCGAGCATCAGATAAAAATTTAAATCAAATTTTTAATTATCAAGAAACAGATTACAGTTTGAGAAACAAAAAAATAGAAATAAAAATTCCTGATAATTGTGAAATTATTGATGATTCTGATGATTATTATAAAAAATTGGCTAGAGATTATTTGAAAAGTAGAAAAATTAGTTATAACAACTTTTTTGTTTGCACTAATGGAAAGTACAAAGGAAGGATAGTAATTCCATACTTTGATTTTGATTTTTCTTCTTTGATTTATTTTAATACAAGAGCTTTATACGATACAAAATTAAGGTACTTAGGGCCATCAAAAACAATAGGAGTTGGAAAAGAAGATGTTTTGTACTTGCCTAAAAGAATTGAAACTAATAAAATATACTTAACAGAAGGTGAGTTTGATGCTTGTTCATTGAGTTTGGCAGGATTTGATGCTATGGCTTGTGGTGGTAAAAATCTATCTGATATACAAGCTGCTATGCTTGCTAATTTTGAAGTTTGTTTGTGTCTTGACTTAGATAGTGCTGGAACTCAAGCTATAAAAAACATGAAGACAAAATTAAATGCGTATAATTTAACAGGCAAAAGTGATAGATTGACTATAATAAGACCAGCAGTTGGTTTTAAAGATTGGAATGAAATGCTTATTAAGCATTCATCGAATATCTTAAAAACATATGTTATTAAGAATGAAAAACCTTTGGAAAATTTAGATTTTTTAAATATATTATGAATACAAACTTAAGTTTTTTTGTCGATAAAGTGTGCACTATATTTGTTGGCAAAACAAATAGAAATTTCACAGAAGATCAAAACTTAGCTTATTTTATAGGCAAAGTTTTGAGTATTAGTGATTCTGGCATTTTAACAGAACATCCTGGTACTAAATGTAAAACTTATTTCAACATGCATTCTGTAATTTGTATTGCAGAAGAAAAAGTCGTAATGAAAAAGCCAGAAGAAAAAGTTAATTAAGTAAGAATTTTATTTCTTTAACATCACCAGAATTAATCAAATCTATAAAGCTACTATTTCTTTTTGATTTTAAAATTCTTGTTATTTTTTCTTTGGCATCATCTGTAATTACTATTCCCAAGTTTTCTATTTCTTTTGTAATTAAATCTAATTCATCTTGGAAATTATTTGGAATTTCTGCTTCTTTGGGAGCTTCTATAGATGATGGTTTGGGAACTTCTATAGATGATGGTTTAGGAATTCTTATAGATGATGGTTTAGGAACTCTTATAGATGATGGTTTGGGAACTCTTACAGATGATTTTGCAACTTTTTCAGATGGCTTAGAAACTTCTATAGGCGGTTGTTTGGTTCTTTTTTTATCTTGTGTGACTTCTGGTTTCTTTTCGGGATTTTCTTGTGAAATGAAATCCATATAGCTAGGTTTATCTTGACTTGCAATTTTTAAAATATTACTTAATTCGCTTTGAATGTAATTTACATCAAAATTAAATTTTGTTTTGTAATTGTATATAAATCCTTTTTTCCAAGTTGAAAATATATTTTTTACTTGTTCAAGACTTTCCTTGTCGCATATTGCTTCACTTAAAAGATTTGCTTCTTCATTTATAAATTTAAATTCTTCTAAATTTATATTTCTGTTTTCACCTAGAAACTTATGATACCAGTTTTTTATCTTGTCAAAAAAAGTTTTTTTTGCGTATGTTTTATTGTCTTTATTTGTGCAGTAATTTAAAAAATTTTGAAAGAAATCATTTTCATCTTCAGATGTAAATATATTATCTGATTGTCTTTTCATTTTTTCAAGTTTTTCATTGATTTTACCAATGATGTTTGCAATTTTAGAAGTTTCCATAAAAGTAGTTATTTTTTATGTCTCAAAAAACTTCCTATCTTTTTCAAAGACATTAGTTTTGAATCAAAATTGTGAAATTCACTATTGGCATATTGTAGGTTTAAGTCTTGAAATTGATCGTTTTCTTCGTTTGAAAAGATTTCAAAAAAATAACTTTTTCCTTTTCTGCCTAATATTCTAAATTTGTGCATTAATAAATATGCTGCTGCACCTAAATCTGTAACATAATACTTAGATTCAATTGGATGATTGAAATCTTCTAATTTTTTAATTCCCATCAAACAATGATCAAAATAATGAAATTCACTTACAAGATAGCTTATTTTTAATTCATCAAATTTTCTTTCATCGTTTTGATCTACTTCAAAATGAAAATCTTTTTCTTTTTTGCCTAATAAATCATATCCTTGCATCAAAATATATGCTGCTATTCCCAAATCTGAAACTGTTTTTGTAATTTTCATTTGGTGGACATCTCCGCAGCTATTAAACAACCTCTTGCTACTGAAAACAGAGGGTCATGAGGTCTAATGACTTTTCCAATTGGAATGCTTAATTCAGCACTTTTAATTACTTCTTCAAATACTTCAGTAAATCCATCGATGCTTGAAGTACCACCAGCAATAATAAAATCAATTGGATCAGATATTCTTACAGACTTACCAGCATTTGCTAAGCCATTTTTTATCATGGTTACTGTTTTTTCTATCATTAATTTATATTGTGTTTGAATAGCTCTTTCAATTAAATTTTTTGGATCTTTGTTCAAGCTAACTTTCATTTTTTCTTTGTTTATAAAAGTAGCACTTTCCCCAGTAGCTCTTGCAGCTTGTTTGTCAATCCAATCTCCAGAATTTACAATGGCAAATTGAAAAATTGGATTTCCATACATTGCAAAGCAAATATTAACCATGCCCCCACCAAAAGAGGCTGAAATAGCAGTATAGTTCTTATCTGCTGCTTCTGCATATACAAGAGCTAATGCTTCGTTGATTGGTCTTGCTTCTATCTTATTGCCATTAGTGCTTTCATAAGCATTAAATATGGCTTCTAATACCTTACTGTGATAGTCAGCATCAGTTTCTTGATTTATTGCATTCGAGGGAATACAGTAATACAATAATCCATTATCATCTAAATCGCCAATTAAGCTATGAATCATAATAGAAAGAATTTGAAAAGCATCTTTTTCTTTTGGGTTTACACAACCATCTGACATTGGCCTTTTTAATTCTAAACTAGGCAGAGTATAGGCCATGTTTACTGCTGCTTCTCCCAAAGCATATGCTACCTTATCTTTTTCAATAAGGGGAACTCCAGCATTTTTCATCATGTTAAAGACAAATTTATTTTCAGTTGGAAGTTCTAAAAATGCATTAATTTCTTTTTTATAAGAAAAATTATTTTCTTTGTTTCTCTGACAACAAACTAAATTGTAAGTTCCAACATCAAAAGATATTACTTTCATATTAACACTTCTTTCATTCTTGCTTTCCAAAGTTTACTTTGTTTTTTACAGCTGAAAAATCTGGTACTTGCCAGATAGTTTTTTCTTCTTCTGTCTTTAGTATAGTTTCTTCATTGTTTTTTTTTAAGTAACCAGATGAATTAAATTCTCCATTCATATTTACATTTAAATCAATGCTTAGATGAATTTTAATTTCTCCATCTTTTGTGATTATTTTTATATTGTCATGATTGATATATGATGCCATAAATTTCCTAAAGGTTATATTTATCTAGTAATAAGTTTATTTTATCTGTTATTTCTTCTTCTGTAATCATAGTCATGCAGGGTTTTTGAGGGGTATCATGAGGAATTGGGCAATTAAAATAATTCCAACAAGGCCCATCACATGGCCAATTATTATTTTTTCGGTGTTTTTGAATTAATATGCAATCGTAATATTTACAATAAATATCTCCGTCAATATATCCAAAAATACCTAAAAGAGGCTTTTTAAGACCACCAGCACAATGTAAGTGGCCAGTATCAACTGATATTACTGCATCTGCTAAGTGATGTGTTGCTATTACATCTTTGAAATTATTAACAGTTAAAATAGGATAATTTTTATCATAAAGCCTTAAATCTTTTTGATCGTGAAGAACCAAACAATTTATTTTTATTTTTTCTAAAAAATTAATGATAAAGTTTATTTGAAAATCAGGCAAATCTTTTGCTTGATTTGCTGAAAAAGGACAAAAAATTATTGTTTTTCCGTTTTTAAATTTTTTTACTTCTTCCATTAATGTTTTCATTTTTTCTATAGATTCTACATTTGGATTCAAATGCATATTATGATTTTTTAATTCAATTCCACATTTTTTAGCCCAAATATCACTTCTGTGCAGCAAACATTCTTTTTTATGTACCGATTCATAAGCAATGCAAATATCACTTAAATTTATTGAATTAATATAATTTTTTCTGTTTATTTTTTCGTAATCTATGATTTCATCAACATAAGGATGGCTTGCAATAGAATGGTATTTTACAGGCATTGCCCAATGAATTGAGAATTCTGGATAAGTTTTTTTAATATCTTCAAAAATCATTCTCATCATTAATATATCACCAAAACCTCCTGTTCTTCTTCGGAACAAAATTTGTTTACTTTTTTTGCAATAACTTTCCAAGTTAATGTCTTTTTCAAAAGTGTTTTTGAATAATGTCATGATCTAAAATAGAAAAAGAGTGCAAATAGATTGCACTCTTTTTATTTATTTTTAATTAAAATTAACAAGCAATAGTAACACCAGCAATAATTTGAATAGAAGCAGAATTTGCTGTTGCTGCATTAAATGCAATAGAAGAAACATTAATGTCACCATTGTTAAATACTTGAGTAGCACTTTTATCAATGGAAAATACAGCTGCCGTAGATCCATTTAGTTTTACATTTACTGCTGATCCTCCATTGTTGGTAATTTGAATAAAATTAGCAACACCATTGAAATTTGTTATGTAATCTACAGCGGTTACAAAACTTGTGGTAACAGTTGAAACAGCTGTTACAATTGGAATGCTGTATGGTTCGTTATCTATGCAAACACCACCATCATCCTCAATAATTTCTAAGAAAGATGTTTCTTCAGTTGCAGTTCCTATTGGTGCTGGTACAAACTGTTTGTAATAATTACTTCCATAAAATTCAGTACCATCTGCCATTTCCATAATCTTACCACTACAAGAAGTAATATATGCAGTTCGTTGAATGCTCGTATTAAGTTGTATATTTGTAGTTGGATTAAGATCGAGCTTGCCTTGAACACTATTATTTAATTTAACTTGGAAAAGACTCATATATTGCTCCTTTAATAATTTTGTATTATTGTATAACTCTATTTATTGTAATTAATTTAAAATTTCATGATTTGAAAACATTTTCTTGTAAAGATTTATACTTGTTGATTTTTTATCAAATAAAAATGTTGGTATTCCGTAAAAAGCTGCTGCAAATAACTCTGGTGATTCAATTCCTGCGATAGCACCTATTTCTTGTGTATTATTAAATTTTTCAACAATTTCATAACCTTTTTTGCACATTTCGTTTTTTATTTTTGTAATTTCTAAATCTGTCAAAGAATTATTTATTGAATTTTTAATTAATAAACACTTTCTTGAAATTTGTTTTTTAATTTCAAAATAAAAATCAAATTTTTCAAAATTAATTAAGTTTTCAATTGAATTTGATATAAAATTTTCTTTTAAATCAAAAACATAACCAAACATTTGATTTTCTTGCAAAAAGGTTTTAGAAATTACATTTTTTTTATTTTTGAATTTGTCGTAAATTTTTGTGTTGTAGCAATAATAAATATTTAAATTTTCGTATTTTTTTTCTAATAAATCTCTTAAATTAGATAATATTACAGGATAGATAAAATTATCACCTAAATATGAAATACAGTAGTTTTTATAAATGTTTTTGTAATTTGATAATATCATGAGTTAAAATAATATGGAAGACAATATTTTAAAAGATACCGCATCTAATTTTTTAGATGCTGCAAATGCACTAGAAGAATTTTTAAATAATTTTGAAATAGACAGCATTGATAAAGATCAAACTGTCCAAGAAATTTTTCAAAATATTAAAAAAAATAAAAATTTACTTTTTAAAGAATTGGAATAAATGCAAAATTTTTTATACATGCCTAGAAGAGATAGAAAAGGAATGATACTTGTAATGGTTTTTGATGGAGAAAAAGTTACAAGAACCAGCATTAAAAACTTTGCAATTATTGGATTAAATAGTGAAAAAACAAAAACTTTAGAAAATTTTTACAAGCCTTATCATATGAATTATGATTTTGTAATAGAATCTTCTGTTGATTTTGACACTTTGAAAAAAAGACTTTTAGAAAAAGGATTTACAAATTTACCCATAACAAATAGGCCAGTTTTTTCAAATTGGCTAAAAGAAAATCCAAAAAATTTTTTACAGTCTCAAAAAATAATGTTGCAAAAAAAGAATTTGTTTGATATAAAATAATCTGGTGAAAGAATTACCCATTTATAGGATTGCAGGAGAAAAACATGCAAGAGACTATTTCAACGATTAGTGCGGGTTCTTGTTCTATTGGAAGTCCAACCAATGTTTCAAAAGAACAAGTGCAGAAGAACTATCAAACATCAGTAAAAAACCAAGAAAGTTATTATAAAAATTTAATAATATCTATCTTGACATTTTGTGTTATAGCATTGGCAGCATTTGCTATTTTCCAAAACAATAAAATTGAAGGTTTGAGTTTGGTAAATTCAGTTAATTCTGCTGGTGGAAAGCTAAATGACGATAATTTTAGAGAAGTTTATTATAACTTGCTAATGGATATTAGAAATAATAATAGGCAAGCTGATATTGAAAACTCTAAAAGTGCTGGAAGGGTGGATGGAATTTTGTCGGTTATTTCTAACCAAAAACCTGATTCCAATGATTTTACTAAAATTTGGCATGAAGGTTATTATCGTGGCATGAACCAATTGGAAGATGCAAGAGTTGTTGAATATATTAGGGGTTATCATGCAGCATGTGATGACCTTAATTGTCCTGCTAGTGCAAAAGAAAAAGCTCATAATGGAATTAATAATAAAATTGGTGTTGATAAATCTGAGATACCAGTTGAAATTAAATAATAACCATTAGTCTTTATTAAGAAAACACTACATTTCAGTAGTGTTTTCTTAATAGCTTTTATGTTTTGTGTCATTTTCTTCAATTGAAAAAATTCCTTTTTTAGTCTTTATTGTTAAAATATTATTTACAGATTCAATTATTGTTCCACCATTTTTTCTAAAACATTTTGCGATTTCAAATATGTCTCCTTCATGAACTTCTATTTTTTCAATTAAACTTGAAAATTTTATTTTTGAATATACTTTTTCCGAAGTATTTTTTTTATTTTCACTTATGGAATTTTTCTTTAGCCATTTGTCAAAGCCATCATAAGATAAAAAATTATTGTTGTTCATGAAAATCTTCTCTAAATTCCTCTTCATTTATATAGGTTGCATAATAAAAACTTTTATCAATTCCAAAATATTTTATGTTTGTTTCTGGTTTGTTTTTCATAAACCAAAATATATTTGCGTTAATAATTTCATCTGCTAGAATTTGTTGAGGATATTGATACATGTTGTTTTTTAAAATTGCACCATGTTTATTTTCTTTGTAACCATCAGAACAAGACATTAAATAGATATTCTTGGCATTTCCATAATAACAATTTATTAAAGCAGCACAAATAGGATTTCTATAATCATCTATGTGCTTTGAATAATCATTTTTTATTGGTGCTTGATAATTTTTATTGGGAGTAGAATGATAAACATATAATCCTGCTCCGTAATTGTAATTTTTAAAAAATTCTGGATGAGTTTTAGTACTTGCCAACAATCTTGGAAATATTCTTTTGTTTATGCTACTTAAACAATCTTTGTAAGGATTGTTTATTACAAAAAGACTTGGCAAATACTTGTTTTTATTCCAAAGCTTTAGTGAATTGTTTGTTAGAATAATATATGGATTGCGTATATTTACAGAATTAATTAAATCTAATGTTTTTTCAAATTCAAACCCATCAGATACTATGAATACTGTTTTATCAAATAAATTTTCAGGTTCGTAAGTAGAATTCTTGTGATAACTGTTGATAATTTCATTGTTAATAATTGTACTTATTTCATGTTCTAAATAAAAATTATTTAAATCTAAAGCAGAAGCATGGTTAATACCAAAATCTCTTACCCAAATTTTTTTGTTTTCTGTTAAAGCATATTGATTTCCCGAATGATGATTGCGAATTGAAATTTTAAATTTTTCATTTCTTGTTTTTACATGGTATGATTGCAAAACACGGATAGTCTTCTCCATTTTCATCTCCAAGAATTTTTTTATAGTCTAATTCAATTTTAACTTCAATTGGACTGCCTTTGTATACCATTTCAATCTCTGGATTTTCAGGCATTTTCAAGTTTATTTCCGATGGTATTGATCCCCTTATCTCAATGAAATCAGGAATACCAGTTATACTAATTGATTGAGGAATATTTCCAACATCAAACTTAATCATGCATGGCAATTCAATGTCACTCTCTAATCTAATAATACTTGGTATATTTTCCGATTTTAAAAATATAGTATTTGGCATGTTTCCAGCATCTATTTGGATAATGCTAGGAAAATCACTTACAATTTTAATTTCAGTTGGAAGTTTATCTTCAAGTTTTATTTTTATGTCTTTTATTTCTGGCATTTGTATCTGAATGTATTCAGGAATATCGTGTAATACTTGAATGTCTCTAATTTCAGGTACTATTAAGTTGATTTCTTTTGGAATACCATTTGTATCGTAATCCATTTGCATTGTTAAATCACTAAATTTTAATTTATCGGAATCTTCATATAATGAATTTCTTGCATTATTGGCTGCATATAAAGCAGAAGATGGACATACAATGTTTACAGTACATGTAACTACTGGGGGAGTTCCCCAAAAAACACTAATTGTTGGTGGGCTACCATAATTAAGATCAATTTCAGTAGGAATACTACTGCCACCAGCTATTAAAATTGTGTCTGGTATTTTGGAATCTGTAAAACTAATTACATTTGGAATGGTATTTCCAGTTAAAATAATTTGACTAGGAAAACAACCACCTGTAACGGTTATAGTTTCTGGAATACTGTCTTGAACCTGTATGGTAGACGGAACATTAGCAGGGCCAAATTGAATTGGGCCTAAAGCTGGAGCAGGGCCAAATAGAACTGGTCCTAAAGCTGGAGCAGCACCAAATTGGACTGGGCCTAAAGCTGGAGCAGCACCAAATTGGACTGGGCCTAAAGCTGGAGCAGCACCAAAAACAACTGGGCCTAAAGCTGGAGCAGGGCCAAATGCAATTGGGCCAATTACTGGAGCAGCACCAAATTGGACTGGGCCTAAAGCTGGAGCAGGGCCAAATGTAATAATTGAAGGCAATGTAACACCAACAAGTGTAATAATTGAAGGTATTGTCGGTGTTAGGCTAATAATGCATGGTACTATAGGTGTAAGGCTAATAATGCATGGTATTATCGGTGTAAGGCTAATAATGCATGGTATTATCGGTGTAAGGCTAATAATGCATGGTATTATCG